CGAGATCCAGAACATGTCTCAGTAGGGGCCATGTCCCGACATCCTCAACCACCGGTTCCTGAATCCACTCCTGGTAGTCGTTGCCCTGCCGGAACGAGACGTACCGCTGGCGGTGCTTCTGCCAGGTGAGGTCGTTGGCTTTCAGCATCCGCCGGCGTTCGTTGTTGCCGATCGTGCTGCCGCTGTGGGTGATCGACCAAACCTCGTTTGCGCCGATCGCGTCGGCGTACTTCCAGCCGGTCAGGCCGCACTCATAGATGCGGGTCTGCCACTCGACATGCTCGCCGCCGTACATGCCGAACATCGGGTCCATGCCACCCACCGTGTCGATGACCTCGCGGGTGGCGTACAGCATGTAACCCCTGGGGAAGTCCACCGCGTAGTGGTCTTCGTCCACCTGAACCTCTTTGCGGTGTCCGCCCTGATACGACAGGTGCGGCTCCGGGGAGTCGACGTACAGTCGCCACCAGTAGTCACGCACCGGGTAGATGTCGTCGTCCACAAGAAACAGGTGATCGCAACCGTCGTCGATGAGCGCGGCGATGCAGTCGTTCTTCGTCATCGCCACACCCAGCCGGTTCGGGTGACGTATGACGATCGCGCCGTCAATGTCGGGAACCGGGTCGTCGCTGGCGTCGTCCACCACCACCAGGGTTGCGTCCTCGGGCAGCATCCGCTGCCACATCTTGAGCGACTTGTTGAAAACTGCCCTGCGATTCCGTGTCGAAATCGCTACACCGATCTTCACAGTATGCGCGACGACGGGCCACCGGAGTTACTGGATGGAGCCGGGGGTGGTGTCGGTGGATTCGGGTCAACCGGATCGTCAATAGTGTCGGCACCGGTGAGCGCCTGAGCGGAGTTCTGCCCCAGGTAACGCTCCATGCCGCGAACATCGTTGGCGTCCAGCACACCGATTTCGACCATCGTCTTGTAGGCGTTGGCGCGCTTGTCCAAAGATAGGCGGGTGTAGTCGTCGCGGTTCAACTCGATCTCCTGGCCGCGGGGCAGCACCCACTGCGACATGGCTTCCATCACGGCTCGAGCCTTCGGCCGCAGCGAAGAACGGTCATGGAAGTCGAACAGGTCGGAGATGTTGGAGTAGGTCAGCGACCCGGTGGCACCGGCCAAGCCCACCAGGAACGGCGGCACACCCATCAGCACGGCGATCCGCGACTCGTTGAACTGACTCAACTCCATCAGCGCCATGTCCTTGGCGTTGATCGAATGCGCCTGGTTCAGCGTCGCACCGGAACCGACGATGGCCGGCTGGCCGGGATACTTGGCCCGCGACTCGATCCACGTTTCCAGCAGGTCGCGCCCCTCGGACGGGCTGATCTTCCGGTCGGTCGACAGCCAGTACATCGGGGTGCCGCCCGTTTCGGCGAGGTTGTTGGCGTACCGCTGCAGCAGGCCGATCGACACCATGCGAGCTCCGGCCGCGTCCAACGGGCCCATGCCGCGAGGGTTGTCGATGGTCGACTTGTACCGAACATGCAGAATGTCGTCGGTGACGTCGAGCTTGCCGATGTAATACTCGCGGATGCCGCCCACCATTTCGACGTTCACCATCCACGGCGGAATCACCCGGAACCGCGACGGGTAGCCGGAACTGTCCCGCGCCATCGCCAGGATGAAAACCTCGCCGGCCACCTGGTAATCCCAGAACAGCTGCTTGGAGAACTCCTGCCACGACGAGTAGATCGTCGGGTCGGGGTTGTGCATCCAGCTGGTCGCCTCGATGATCGACCCGTTGCGAATCCGGTACACCGGCATCGTCGCCAGGACGTTGGTGTTCAGGTCGGCGCACGCCCACGCCAGGTCGATGAGCTTGTTCATCTCCCGCTGTGACGTGTTGAACGCGGGGGTGTTCCAGTCGGCGGGGTAACCGGACCAGGCGCTCGGCTGCACCCACGGCAACGCGCGGGCCTCGGGTAGATTGCGAAGTTCGCTGGTATCAACGCCGTCAGGGTCGCCAGGATTGATGTTCGGGTCGCCGCCAGCGTTGGGCGTCACACCCGATGTGCCGAAGACGCGCGTCCAGAATCCCATAGCACATAGAATAACGCCATGAGCGGATTCGCTGAAGCATTAGGCAAGGCCATCGCCACCCACGTCGACATTACCGGGCTGGCCGAGAAGCTGTGGGACTCAATCTGGCCGTGGGCGCAGAAGAAGCTCGACGAGAACATACCGGCCATCGTCGAGCAGCTGTCGACGATCGTGCCACTGGTCGCCGCGGCCGCCGGCAAGGCGATCGCCGATCAGTTCGTGAAGGAGTTCGGCCACATCCTGCAGGCCGACCCCGATATCCCGGTTGTGTCGGACATCTTCGACCTGAGCGAAACGATCCGCTCAGCGATCAACGACTCGCAGATCCCGATTCACATTCCGGTGATCAGTGACATGCTCAAGGGGTTCGGCGGCCGATAAACCGGCACTTATGTCGGCCTGCGGAAGTGAATCTCTAGGTCGTGCCGCTCGCAGTAGCGGAACGCAATCGCCGCCGCTGACGTCGATTCGGCGAGCGCGTCAAGTCGGTTGATCACAGACCGGAAGTAGGCCGGGTCGGGGCATGGCGCGCCGTTGATCCAGTCGGCTACCGCTTCGCAGGCGTCCCGCAGAAGCTGGCGCGGGCTCTCATCCATGTGTTCCCTCCTGTATGCCGATAAGGCTGCGGGTTGTAACCATCACTGACGTGCGTTTTGTCTGGTTCATGTCATGCGATCCGACTGGTTCGTCTTATGTCGGCTCCCAATCGGTGACGTAGCGGACCAGTCCGATGGGGCGATCCCCCTGCCACCCGACTGTCGAATGTTCCTTGCTGAGGAGGCCCAGTTCGTCCACCACTACAGCGGCCACGTGATCGGGGTGGTCGAGGTCGTGGCCGGTCCAGTCGCATCCCGCCCCGACGCACATAAATTCGCCGTTGTACCCGAGGACGTGTTCCCGCAACACGGCGGCGATACGGTCAGTCAAGTCACTCATGTGCCGATAACCTTTCGCTATGACACCGCTGCGAGCAGGTGCGCGCAGTCGCACGGCTGGCACTCGCCGTCGCGCTCCAGGACGTAACCACACTCGCCCGTCAAGGTCATGTGCTCATCGACATGATGATCGCAGCGCCAACACTTCATGCGTTCCTCCTGGTGTATCGGCTGCCATCGAACGCTACAACGCCGTTGGTCACCGCTGCGGTAAGCGCGCTGTCCAGCAGTGGACGGTCCCTGTTCGCAGTCTTCACGGCAATGTCGCGGCGAGTCATCCCCTCTGCTGGACCTTCCTCCAGCTTCCGAAGAATCCCGGCCATCACCCGCTCGGCCCGACGAGTCCGCTCATGCTGTTGACCCCACTCCGCGGACGCCATCTCCACGCCGCGCAGCTGGCCCCGGTCGATCGCCTCGTTGCGAGCGCCCTCCTCCATCGCCGCCACCGTGTTGTCGCGGGTCATGGTCGACACCCGCTGCACCACACCCGACAGCTCCCAATCCTCGGCGTTCATTTCGGTGCGCCCGTCCAGCACGGCCAGCGCGAACGCCAGCTTCTCCCGGCAGAAGTTGGCGTGGGTGTCCAGCTCGGTCACCGCGCCGCGGCCTGCGGCCTCGACCCCGGCCAGGATGAACTCACGGGCCTCGTCCGGTATGTCGATGGTCCGCGGGTAGGACTCAAACCGGGGAAGCGGCAGCGACGGAATCCAGTCGTTCTGCAGGCTCGCCCTGATGCGCGGGTCCTGCGCCGGGAACCACATGAGGCGCTGCGGCATACCTCCCTGCGCCGCGTCGATCAGCGGACCGGCCAGCGTCGGCTGCACGTTCACCACCATCGTCATCCGATAGCTGTTCTCAGCCAGCGGCGCCAGCTTGCTACTGACATACGAGAAGCCCAACGTGCCGCCGGAGAACGCGGTCCGCAGCACGGCTGATGTTGTCTGCCCGCTGCGCGAAGACATGGCCTTCATCGTGTCCACCTCGTCGACGGTGAACAACACGGCGTCCCGGCGAGGCTCCTCACCCGGCGACTCATACGCCTGAATCAAACCTTCGCCACTGCCCAGGTTGCGCTCAAAGACCTGCCTGCCGATCAACTCCTTGGCGACCCTGCCGGCGGCTGTCTTACCCGCACCCGACGTGTCGACCACGGCGGCGAACCAGTTCAAGCTGCCCGGCCCCCCCACCAACGCCGGGAGTGTCCAATCCGGCGGAACGAAATGCAGGCCGATGGCGGCGCACCAGGCCAGCGTCGCCCACGGCGACACCATCCTCGACAGGGCCGCCGAGTAGATGATGTTCAAGGATTCGCGCGCTTCCCAGAAGCCCTCCTCGGCGATCTCCAACGGCGACAGTGACGGCTCAGGATTGCTAGGCTCATCCTCGGGTTCCGTTGGGGGAGCCTCAGCCCCGGCGTTATCCGCCCGATCCGCGTTGGCATTTGGAACGTCGGGGCTGCTCCCCAACACTTTCGAGAACCAGTCTGTGATCCCCGGCTGCGACAACTCGCGCGCCACGTTGTTGTTCGTGACCATCCGGTTGAACTCACCGATGGCATAGTCGCGGGTCCGCGACCCGTCGACGGCCGTCACCGAAACGAAGACCTCACGAAGAACCTGCAACGCCGACTCGACACCGGCCTGGCCTTCCGCGCCCATCCGCAGCAGCGCCATCACATGCCGCAGCGCGGTGTCATGCCGGGACATGCCGGGCAGGTTCAATTCCTTGATCGCCTCGGCCATCCGCATCGACACCTGCATCGACTGCTCGCCGGTGGTCAGCGCCTTGCGAACGTCGAAGCTGGGGGCGTTCACGTCGAAGCTCTTGGGTGTGAGTTTCAGAGCCTCGATCCACGCGACCGGCAGGTCGGGTAGCTCGTCGGGGTTGGGGATGCCGATGATCTGGCCGGAGCTGTTGCGCCACCAGTAGGAGCGGCCCTCGGGATGAATCGACGGCCAGCACACCACATACCGGTGATGTCGCTGGATGACCTCAATGTCCCCGACCGACAGGTCGGGGAACGTGATGACCGAATTGAGCAGCGTGCCGGGTGGCACGCGGAACAGCCGGATGCCGGAGGTCAGGTCGTCTTCGCGGCTCGACGAGATAGGCCCATCTGGCAGCGGACCCCACCGGCGCTGCGCCTCGGCCAGCGCGACACCGCCGGTCTTGGCTCCGTAGGCGTCCACGTCGATGCCGACAATCCCGTCAGGTAACCGCAGGCAGAGGTTGCCGTCAGGGTAAAGCTCACGCCACTGCAGAATGTCGGGGTAGGACGGCTCGGCGCCGCTGTAGCCGGTGAATCCGTTCGGCGGGGGCCACTTCGCCCCGCGCTTGAGCGGCAGAACTCCGCGCCAGCCGAACTCCCAATACGTGTCGGCTGCTTTCCCATACCCCACCACGTCAGCCGTGTTGTCGTCGTCCCCAATAACAGACGTCATGCGCCCGCTACATTGTTGCTGCTTCGCATTTTTCTTGAGCTACCTCGTCTCGAAAGCGACGCGCCCGGCCAACCGCTTCGGCAAGCATAGCCAGTAGCGGGGCGTCACTCGGATGATTGTTGATCCATGTCGTCATGTCGTAGACGATTCGGTCCTGCACACCGATCACCCGGTCAAGGCACGTCAGGATGCGGACGTACTTCTTGACGGGATGAGCGATCCACAGTTCGCCCTCATGGTTGAAGGTGGCACAGGTGCCACGCGGGAGGCCGCTGTGAAAGGTGACCTCCCGGCGTGGCATCTGCCCTCCTGTCTAGAGTGTTCAACTTTTGAACGGGTTATGTCAGTAGGGTCCGAGCCACAGGCCTACTACCAGAACTCCCATGACAACATAGACATACCAAGGCATCAGAACGGTGCCATCGAGTCGGCGACCTTCGCCCTGGTGGCGGCGTCCATCCCGGCCCACGCCGAGTCGGAGATACCGGCCGGCTTGACCGGCTCGGCCGCCGATGTAGCACCAGTGCTACCGCTGTAGTAGTCGGTGCCACCACCGGCTGCGCCCTTCTCGTAGACGCACTCGAAGTGCTTCGACGGGGACAGGCCCGGACGGTCAGGAGCCTCCGTACGGACGAACGTGACCGTCAGCTTCGCGCCGACCTGGGGTCCGTTACGCTCACCGGCCTTACGCAGCGCATCGCCGATGGCACCGCGCAGGTACGACTTGACGTACAGGGTGCGGGCACCGTCGTCGTCAGGATCGGACGGATCACGCTCGTCGGTCTGCAGACCAATGCGGATCTGCTTGCGACCGGTTGGCCTGCCGTCCTTCGGGTCGAGAACTTCCTCCGGCGGGTGAACGACGGTGATGATGCCGCTGACAGTCTTCGGAGGATCGGACGGCCAGGTGATGCCCTTGCCGCCGCCGGAGAAGAAACCGCTGATTGAATCGGACATGGTGATTTCCTACTTTCCTTGGGTTGTTTCTTTTCCGTCGGAGTGTGTGAACAGCTCCAGACGCTTGAGGCGGGCAGCTTCGCCCGCTGCCTCTTTCGAGGCGAACTTACCCACATAGAACGACTGACCATTGTGGGTCACACGCGCCATCCAGCAACGGCCATCCCAGCTGACTCCACGGATGCCGCTCTTTGATCCTGACCTGACACCGCGATTCTCGTGATTCTGCTTGTGGGTGACAGGGCGCAGATGGCGAGGATTGACGCACTTCCGGTTTCGACACCGGTGGTCGATGTGCAGCTTGCCCAGCTGCTCGCCGGTCGCTAACTCGTAGGCGACTCGGTGAGCGTGAACCATGCTCCGGTCACTGGAAACCCTGAAGAACCCGTAGCCATTGATGGGGTGTGTGAACGCCGTCCAGGGCCAGCATCCGTCAGGACCGGCCGACGTATCAACTTTGGCCCAGAACCGCTCGGCGACCGTGCCCCTCACTGTTCGCTCTTTCCGTTGCACTGCAGGCCGCTGCGAGGATTTGGTGACCACCACGCGCAAAACTCGCAATCCCATGGTTCAACCGGGAACCACTGGTATCGGTCGGGGTTGTTCTCGGCGTCGAAGTCGCTGAGCATGGCGATGGTTGCTTCACGTCGGGCGACTGCCTGCTTGGCGACAGCCTCATCGTAGGGCTCCGACCAGACGTGCATCGACCGCAGCGTCTTGCCGCGAGGCACGAAGGCGATCGCCACAGTCTCAACGGGGAATCCGGCCTTGGTGAAGCCCAGCCCGTACATCTGGACCTGCGCCTTGTAGACCGGGCCCGGGTCTTTCTTGTACTTGGCGAAGCGCAGCTGGCCGGGGATCTTCCAGTCGATGACCGTCTGGGTGTCGCAGTCGTACAGGTCGCAGGAGCCGGTGAGGCCGGGAGTGACCTCGACCTTACGTTCGGTGATCCACCGCTCATAGCCCAACACCTGGTTCGCGTGCTCGGCTGCTGACTCCAACCATTTGTGGGTGGCGGTGCCGATGATCGACGGCAGCGGATCGTACGGCGGGTTGGTCGGCGGCACCTGCGCGATGCCGTACGCCATCTTCCTCATGCACGGATGCGCGACCTCCGACGGACCCAACTCGACCTGCTGGTGCCGGGGGGTGGCGTCGTTGCGGGCCAGGATCATGTCACGCAGCGCGGTGCGGATCGGGTCGTCGAGCGCGGCGTGCTCGTTCGGCTCGTTGAAGAAGTCGGCGGCGTCAGTCATCGAGAATCTCAAACCGGCTGTACTCGGTGGTGTCCTCACACTCGGCGTACACGTCGGGGTGCAGCTGCTTGAGCAACTTCTGGTTCAGCGCCTTGCGCTTGTAGTGCCGCCAACTGATCGCCGGTCGGCCGTCGATGGTGCCCTCGTCGGCACCGGCCTCGGCCAACGCTTCTTCGATGACCTCGCGGGCCTGTGCCTTGAGCTCTTTCAGCTCGGCTTCCCGCTGCTTGCAATGCCGGAGGATCTCCACCTGCGCCCGAAGGGCATCGAGGTTAACTGAACTCATGTTTTGCACCGTATCGTTGGGGTCTGACATTGTGACGCTCAGCACACTCTACGACAACTCTCAGCGAATATCGGGGATTTCCGTCAATTTGCGTTTTAGGGCGCGTCGCGCACGCCGATGACCCAGCTGACCTGCACGGTTAGCAGCTTTCCACGGTATCCAGACTCCAGCGTAGAACCCGCCGGCAATGTCTCGTGACCGGGCGGCGTGGTCCCGGCACTTCGCCAGAACCGGGCATGAGGCACAGACCTCAGCCATCGTTTGCTGTTGCTCAGGCGATGGAGTCTTCTCGTCAACCCACGGCAGAGTCAGATGCCAGGCGCACTCGGCGTCCCGATACCACTCCGGTATCGGGGTCCGGCCCCAATGCTCAAGGTTGACCACACAAACATGGTAAGACCCACGTCGTTCGCACATTTAACGCCGCGCCGATAATGTTTATCGGGATGCGAAACAAACGTAGCGGTGGGCAACTCAACAACCGTCGCTGGGTTCGGCTCCGCGACCAGGTTGTGAGAGAGGAGCCGTTCTGCCAGTTGCGGCTACCCGGCTGCACATTGAAGTCGACCACCGCCGACCACATCAACCCGGTGAAGTACCGGCCCGACCTCAAGTTTGTGCGCGTCAACCTGCGTGGCAGCTGCCGGTCGTGCAACATGAAACGCGGCTCCCGGCCGCTGGCCGAAGTCCGTGAGCGTTCAAAGTCTGAACACCCCAACAAACCTTCAGCATTGGAGTTCTTCACATGAGCGACAACACCGAGAACGCCGTCGAATCCGCGGCCATGTCGGGCGACAAGCTCAAGCTGCTCATCGCACTCCGCAACCGGCTCGCCGCCGAGATCGACACCGCGCCCGCGCGCGACCTGTCCCCACTCACCCGGCGGCTGCAGGACGTGGTGAACGAAATTGAGGAACTCGAGGCCATCGAGTCAGCGAAGGGTGGTGGTGGCAGTGGCTCGACGGGCCAGCGCGAAGGCCGACAGTCAACCTGGTCCCCCGACGACATCTGACGACCCGAAGGCCCGTAAGCTCAAGGACGTCGCCAAGCTGCTGGTGATGCCCGACGGGATCACCGGATCGTTCTGGCCTGCCATCCGTGAAACATGCACCGACCGGCTCGGCATCGCGTTCGACGGCTGGCAGGACGGCATCGCCGGGTTGTGCCTCGCACACCGCGACGACAAGGCGTTGAGCCACACCATCGGCGGCGTCGGTATCTCCATCTGCCGGCAGACCGGTAAGACCCACACACTCGTCGGCCTGGTGTTCACGATGTGCGTCGAGTTCCCCGGCCTGCTGGTGATCTGGACGAGCCACCATGTGAAGACCAACTCCGAGACTTTCATGGCGGTCCAGGGCTACGCCAAGCGGGACACCATCGCCCCGTTCGTCAAGCGGGTCTACACCGGCTCCGGTGACGAGGAGGTCCGGTTCACCAACGGATCGCGCATCCTGTTCGGCGCACGCGAACGCGGGTTCGGCCGCGGTATCGCCGGTGTCGACGTGCTCATCTCCGACGAGGCGCAAATCCTGTCGCAGCGCGCCATGCAAGACATGCTCGCCACCATGAACACATCCCGGCTGGGGTTGCACGTCTACGCCGGGACGCCGCCGAAGCCCGGCGACAACTCGGAGAACTTCTCGCGCATGCGCCAGGAGGCGAAGGCCGGTGAAGCGGTCGACATGGTGTGGATCGAGTTCGGCGCCGAAGACGGCGGCGACATCGACGACCCGGTTCAGTGGGCGAAAGCCAACCCGTCCGTGCCACACAGAACGCCACTCATGTCGATCCAGCGGTTGCGGCGCAGACTCGACGACGGCGGGTTCCGGCGTGAAGCCCTCGGGTTGTGGGACGCGGACGAAGCCTCGGTGTTCGACCTCGAGCGGTGGACGGCACTCAAGATTCCCAACGCCAGCCCACCCCGTTCGGCGGCCCTGGTGATCGACGTGTCACCGGATCGGCGGTACTCGACCATCGGCGTGGCCGGGGAGTTGGACGACGAGAAGACTCTCATCATGGCGCTGCCGCTGCGGGGCACCAACACGATCCTCGGTCGGGTGCGCAAGCTCCTGGAGGAACGCGACATTGTGGACGTGGCGATCACCGGCGGCGCGGCGCGGGCGTTGGAGGGCGATCTGGTGAAGGCCGGGATCGACTACGCGAAGCTCGGAACCTCCGACATGGCGGCGGCCTACGCGACGCTGCAGGAGGCGATCAAGGCGGGGTCTGTGGCGCACATCGGGCAGGACGAATTGGACACCGCGATGATGATGGCGAAGACCCGCTTCTGGATGACCGGCGAAGCGGAAGTGTTCGACCGTCGCGGCTACTCGGCGGACGTGTCGCCGGCCGTCGCGTGCTCCGCGGCGTTGTACCGCTGGGGTCTGCAGCAGGCCCCGCTTCCGGTCATCATCTGACCGTATCGGCGCGTATCGCCGGGCTTTCGGCTCGTATCTGCGGGTATCCGCGGGTTTGCTACAGGGGTGTGTACACCTTGTACACGTGTACACGCGTGTACGTCCCTCCGCGGGCTTTTCTGAGAAAGCCTTAAGACTCAGCGTTTTCTCAGAAACGCTCTGACCTGGTGTAGTTAGTATATATATATATATATTCTTTCATGTAATACCACAAACGGCGCCGGGGGTAGACCCGTGTACATTTTGTACACACCGTGTACACACCCGTTAGCTTCGCCGGTGTCTAGCGGAGTGTTCAACTTTTGAACATCAAGCGTGTCGCACCGGGACGGCCCTGCCGCGGGAGTAATCTGTGCATGACAAGCCCAACCTGTCAGGAGCCTCATGACCGACGCCATCGCACTGGTCATCATTTTCGCCGCCGTGGTCTGGTGCGCCTGGGGCTGGCTCACATGACCCAATGCGTCGACTGCACCGCCGAAGGCATCACCACCCCCCGGCCCATCGTCAGCGGAATCCGCAAACCGCGCTGCGCCACACACACCCGCGCCGCCAAGAAACGAGCCAAGATGCAGACCCACGCCACCCGCACCCAACGCACCTACGGCATCACCGGCGACGACTACTGGAAGCTGTACGCCGCGCAGGATGAACGCTGCGCCATATGCCGCGTCGCCCGTGGTGTCACCAAACGCCTCGCCGTCGACCACGACCACACAACGGGTGAGGTTAGAGGGCTTTTATGTGGGCCCTGTAATCAGCTCATCGGTCGGCTCGGGACGGAGGCGCTCCTGCGGGCGGCGCGCTATCTTGAAGACCCGCCGGCAAGGAGAGTTCTCAATGGCTGACCAACCGCTGCCCCGCGTCCCGTCCACCGCGCAGCTCGTCTGCGAATGCGGACGCACCCGCGTCGTGATGCTGCGTCCCGGCCCCGGCAACGAGCCGAAGGTCGACATGCCCGACGGTTGGCTGGTCTGGTTCCACGAGGATTACGTCATCGCCGAATGCCCCGACCACCAACCACCGATCTAGGAGTTACCGTGGCTGAACCGATCGTCCTTCCCGGCAAGTACGGCAAGAACATCACCATCACGGCCAGCACCCGCTGCCCCGCCTGCGGCGAAGGTGTGCTCGACGACCCGCAGCATCTCACCGTCGACTATGTGGGTAACGGCCGCAAGGCTAAGACGTATGTGCGGCATTCGGCGTGCCCGCCGCCGCTGCCCGAAACCCCAGAACCAGCGGCATGATGCTTGATAGCGAGCAGGAGACGCAGCTGCAGTCTCGCGGTAAGGTTCGGTCATGGACCCGCTTGCCGGGGAAAATGAGTAAAACCCGGTTTGACGCCTCCCGCTCAGCTACACCAATCCTACCTTCCGGCGTTTGGCTGGCCGCGAGCCTGGCCCTGCAAGTCGTGCTTCTCGCGGCTGTCGTCTGGATGGAGTTACAGCGATGATCCCCGACGAAAGCGGCTTCTACGCACTCTCCAGTCCCATCGAGGGAATACGCAACCTCCCCGACCCGGTGAACCACCCCACCCACTACACGTCGCACCCGTCCGGTGTCGAAACGATCACCGTCACCGAACACTTCTGTTTCAACCTCGGAAACGCCATCAAGTACATCTGGCGGGCCGACGAGAAAGGCAACGCACTCGAAGACTTGAAGAAAGCGGAGTGGTACATCAAGCGGGAGATTCAGCGACGGGAACGGATGGCGAAGTGATCCACGAGGCGACGGTCTGCATCCCGTGGCGGTCAACCCCGTCACGCAAACCGGCGTTCGACTACTGCGTGCAGCACTGGCGGGAACTCGGCTTCCCGGTAGTCCACGCCGACTCCGATCCCGACAAACCATTCCTGTGCGCCCAGGCCCGCAACCGCGCCATCGCCAAAGCCGACACCAGTCACGTCATCGTGGCCGACGGCGACATGGTGATCGACCGGGTTGAGCAGATCGACGAAGCGGTGTCCTACGACGATGGGGTCACCTGGCCGTTCACCACGTTCCTGCACATCGACGGCTCCGATCCGGGCGACGACTTCCGCGCCAAGCACGTCGTGTCCGAATACCGCGGCTCACCCGGCGGCATCTTCGTCATGCCCAAGACCAGCTGGGCGTACCTCGGCGGGTTCGATGAGAACTTCACCCCCGGCTGCTGGGGTTACGACGACACCGCGTTCGCCCTGGCGGCTACCTGTCTGGTTCCGACCCGGCGGATTGACGGAATCGTGTACTCGTTCAACCATGAAGTCGAAACCGTCGGCATCGACGGCCAGCTGGTCGAAGGCCGCGATCTCCGCAACAACGCCAACAAGGCCCGGTATCTCCGATATAGGGCTGCGTCCAGGAATCCGGCCGCGATGCGCGCCATCGTCGGCCCGCCGCTGGAGGTCGAGGTATGAGAAAGTGGAGTGTCCGACGTGTTCCCGGCCGCGGGTTCGGCATCTTCGACACCGCCCTGATCGACACGTTATCGGCCAACAGGAGGACTGACATGGGATGGGTAACCGATGAGTTCCAACGGGCCAGGAGGCGACGGTTCATTCGTGCGCTGGAAGCTGCCAAGGCCGAGCTAGCCTCCATCCCCGCCGAACATCGGTTCCGGCTGGCGCGGGAGTTTGATGAGGCTGCCGACATGGCACGCAGGCACGTTGAGTACCAGCGGCCAAGCTGACGTAAGTGCAGATCAAACGTGCGGTTATCGGCTTAGGAGAAGCATGAAGTTCAAGTACCAAACCATGCCGCCAGAGTGTCATTGCTGCGGGGTGATGGATCACGTCGGCTGCGACGTGGACAGGTTTCCAGACCTGGACGACGACCCGCAGTGGGGGAACTGGCTGTGCCCACGGTGCCGTTCAAACCAGCAGGCCGGACAGTCGCCGAAGGTCTGCCAGTGACCCCAATTCGCGTGGTTATCGGCAATGAGTGAGCTTCGGATTACGGAAGGGCCATACGGGTTCGCGTGGGGTCCGATGGAGGTTCGTCGGGCCACTGAACACAACGGGCCGATGGCATGACACGGAGCCGACGCACGCCAGCGCGATGGAGTGGGCCTACTGGTACGCGCTCACCGAAGACCTGTCCATGCCGGGTGCGCTCGCCGAGTTCCGCAGACTCAAGGACGACGCCGACTGGTGGCGGGCCTACCTCAGAGCCGTTGACGAGCTCGACTCGCTGGAACCACTGAGGTTCACCGGCCGCCGCACAACTACACCACCCAAGACGTTTACGCTTAGCGAGGCACTGACGTGCGGCACATGCTGGTCGGGAGAGGACGGCGAATGACAATGGGAACCGCGGTCGACAAAGCCGTGAACGCGACGATCGTCGGCATCGGCCGGGCGGCCAACGCCATCAAACAGAAGGTCGCCGAACACAAGCAGAGCCAGTGGGAACCGGACGAGGTATGGGCCGCGCAGTTCCGCCACGACGAATCCTAGAGTTGAGTCGGGGATGCAACAGGGCGACGACATCATCGTCGAATACCAGGGTGCCGACCACGCGGGGGAGTATCTGCAACGGTTCGGTATGGGCTGGTCTCTCGTTCGGATACGGCCCGATCCGCTTTTGGATTACGGCAAGATTGGGAGACACTTCAAGAACCTCGGCGTCGACATCACGGTCTGCGTCAGAGACACCAGGATTCACCAAGTGAAAGGCTCGACCCATGGCTGATCTGATGTGCCCGTTCTGTCAGTCCAAGCATCCCGTCGGCAACGGCGCGTGCGACGGCGGCGACTGCGCTGCGGGCGGGCGGTGACCAATGATCATCGGCACACTGTGCGGGGCATGCCAGAGAGCGCAGGAGGTGGCGTCGTGAAGCCCTACTACGCGGACTCGAATGTCACGCTGTACCACGGCGATTGCCTAGAGGTCACCGAGTGGCTGGCTGCCGATGTGCTGGTGATGGACCCGCCGTATGGGATGGCATTTCAATCCGGCTATCGGGCCGAGGCGCACGCCCCGATAGCCGGGGATAAGGACACTCGCATCCGAGACGGTGCGCTCGCTCTATGGGGAACCAAGCCGGCCGCCATCTTCGGCACTTGGCGTGCGCCTCGGCCCGATGGCGTCAAACAGGTGCTCGTCTGGGACAAGCGCGGTGTCGGCCCAGGGATGGGCGACTTGTCTCTAGCGTTCGGCAGCAGCCATGAGGAGGTCTACCTCCTGGGCCGATGGGAGAAGCGCACGACACGACGCGGCTCCGTCATCACCACCGAATCGTCGCCCAGTGAGCTGACCAGTCGCATTGGCCACCCGACACCGAAGCCCGTTGGCCTGATGGAGATTCTGATCGCCGCGGCTCCCGAAGGCGTCATCGCTGACCCATTCACAGGGGGGGGGTCGACGCTGGTGGCCGCTAGGAACCTGGGACGCAAGGCAATCGGCGTCGAACTGGAGGAACGCTACTGCGAGATAGCGGCCCGGCGACTGGACCAGATGTGCCTGGACTTTGGGACGGAGGTCGGCAAGTAGTGGCCGAGAAGCGTAGGCCCGGCTTCAGGAACAGGAGAAACTAGTGGGCTGACCCGATGGACATGGCTGAAGATGCGACCGACCCGATGGACAAGAAGGGCGAGGAAGATTAGGCGTCTGCTTCATTGGCTGGAAATGAAGGCTGTCGCTTCACTGGCGGCCGTCCTTCGTTTCGCCTGCGGCGGCGCCAACATTCCCCCGCCGTTTGAGCATGACGCGGTGCAGCTGGCTCTTGACGAGGAGGCCGCCGATCCCGACTCCTCCGCCTCCTCAGTGCCCGACGTGTGGTGGTGCGACCTGTGCTGGAAGTACCACTCGTACACGATGCAGTTCGGCGCGGCCATCAATGACGGCAACACACCGATCAACCCGCGGTGGAGGATGACCGGGGGGTCGTTCACCCCGCAGGAGATCCGCGACGAGTTGAATCGACGGCGGGCCGACGACGAATGAACGTGGTGAAGGTGTACGCGACTGTCTTCGCGGTGCTGATCGGAACCAGCTTGTGGGCCGTGTACCGGCAGGTCAAGGTTCTGGTGTGCAGCCACACGTTCTATGCGTTTGAGCCGTTCGGCCATGAGCCGATCATCCGATGCTTGCACTGCGGGAAGGATGGCGCATGAGGATCGTCTGCCCCGCGTGCGACCAGGTGCTCGGCCACGGTGACCAGCTGGCCGCACTCAACCTTGCCCAGGGCCACGGCCCCGTCTGCCCGGCCACCGACGCCGAACATCAGCAGGCCCTCATCGACATGGTGTTCAAGGAAATGACGCAATGAAGGCGATCCGCGCCTACGGTTGGGTGACTGAGAAGCGGGGCCGCTGGGTTGTCGGACTCGACGTGCTGTTCGACGACGGCGTGGTGTCACACCCGATCATGGACTTCCACAACCAAGACCTCGCCAACCGTGCCGCGGACTGGATCGAACGCTGCGCCAACCGGGACCTCGACGCGGCATGAAGACCATCATCCACGTCAACCAGTTCAAGATCCGCCGGCGTGAAGACAAGCCGCTCACGGTGAAGACCTACCGCGACAACCGGGAGGCCCGCGAGGCGGCGATCATCCACAACGGCGTCGTGGTAGCGCGAATTGTGTACAGGCCCGACAAGCCGCTGTCCTGCGGTGCGCGGGTATGGATCGAAACCGATCTCGAGGTCGAGGTTCAGTGACGCAGCCGCGTTCAGAAGTTGAACACCACCCCGACTGCGGCAAGCTGTCCGTCCCCGACACGATGATCTACTGCCAGCGTTGCGGCGGGGAAACGTCCTGGTGCGGATGCCGTTACCGCTGCAAGACATGCAGTTGAGCCGCTAAACCTTGGATTTCGTTGGTAGATAGATCAGTCGGCGAC